GTGAACATATGGGTGTATTTCTTTGTATATCCAAGTATCATTTAGCCATACTAAATCTGATTTTCTTTTTCTTTGTAGATTTTTAACTTCTTCTTTATTTAATTCTCTATCACCATAGCCACCCGTTCTAGCCATAACTTCTTTTTGTTGATTAGCATATTGTATTACTTCATCACAAAATTTGGGTGTAAGAGCACCACTAAAATACCAGTAGTAATTAGATATATTCATATAATTTCAAACCATCCTGTTACAATATATTTTTCTTGAGTAGATGAAATTACACCTTTATGAGGATGAGTAAATTCAGCTGGCCAAATAATTAAATTACCTTTTACAGCAGATAAAGTTATATTTTGATAAGGAAATTCAGTGCCTCCTTTATCAGTAACTGTATTACAATAGAGCATATAAGCTAAAATTCTTTTAGGGCTAATAGAATTTCTTTCATAATGTAAAACAGGAAACCCTCTTTTAGGTTTATAATATTGTATATTATTACACACATATGTGTGTATTGTGTCTCTAATATCATATTTTTTACAATATTTAATAACACAACTACTTAATAAATTAAAAAAAGATTGGATTGTTTTATTTTTTGAATTATTATAAAAAGAAACATCAGTTGAATCTTTCATCTTTTTATTAATTCCTAAACCTATTTGTCCTATATTTTTATATTCTATATTTTTTTTATAATATGTAATTAAATCATCACATATTTTTTTAGGTATTTTATATTTTTCAATAAAATTAAATGTACTCATAAGTTATTGTTTGCACCAAGTTTAAACTATCTTCTTGATGGTTAGTTAAATAATACATATTAGTTGACGGAAACATTATAAATTTATTATTAGTCAGTGAAATATCCCAAGATCTGCCTTTACGTCTATTGTCTTCGTAATGTATTCTAACCATGCAATTTTTAACATTAACACCATACAATAATGTATAGTCTGGTGAATTACGTAAATCAACAGGATCTATATTTAATAAAGGAATTGTAGTCTCTTGAGGTTTATACATATTACCCCACGTTTCTTTGTTAATTAATTGAAAACCATAATCAAGATTAATATGATCTCTTATATAAGTATTTAACATATCGAATGTTCGTGAAAATGGAAAAGGTGAATCTGTAACGTTAGATTTTAAAATGTCGTTTTGTAATTTATCTCGGTCAATGTCCCAGTCTTTAGGCATTGCCACATCACCGTAATATAGAGCTTGCTCTGTTAATACTTTCTTCTGCATACCACCACCATTTTTAATTTATGCTTTTGTATCTGTCAAGTCCCAAGATTGATTGTCTTCATTCCAAACGTAATCCCACACATGGGTATTAGCTGTATTTTGTGATTCTTGTTCTGCAGTTAATGCAGGAGCATCACCAATTGGTGATTTCCACCTTGCAGTTGCAGTATCTTTTATCCAAGATGGATAAGGTTTTACAGGCCAAAAAATATTATTATCTTCGTCCCAAGTATAACCTATACCTGCGTAATTTCCTCTAAATGCTTTTGAGTTATCACCAGAGTTATGTGTATTACCTGATGTATTATAAGATGTTTGAATCCACATTTGTGCAGGCCAATTGTTGTGTGTTTCTAACCACTGTTGACCTACTGTTTCGTCTTCAACACCATCAGCATTTAACATCTTATCATTATCCATAGTTAACACTTGGATAACTTTTCCGTTAACTCCTAATTTTGCAAAATGTGCCATAATGTTTCTCCTTATATATTAGTTTTAATTACCATTCAACTATTGAAATTTATACCTTATTACAACTATACCTGATCCACCAGTTGCACCATTTGGTGCGCCCTGTCCAGCACCACCTGCTCCTCCACCTGTATTAGCTGTTCCATTTGTTCCTACACTATTGCTAGTTCCAGCACCTCCACCACCAGTACCACCAGAGCCTCCTGCTTGACCACCTGGTTGACCACCACCACCGCCACCGCCGCCAGAGTAAGCTACTGGACTTGCTGTAATTTCAGATGTAACACCTGCTCCACCATTTCCACCACCGCCAGTTGGTGCTGAACTTCCTGCCGCTCCTGCGCCACCACCGCCACCTCCACCTCCTGCTGGAGGCGCACCAGCACCACCATTTTGTCCTTGTGCAGGTGATGTTGATGGTGTATTTCCTGATCCAGCAGCTCCATTTCTTGCTCCACCACCTCCACCTGATCCACCTGATCTACCATCTGCATCTTGACATTCTCCAGCTCCACCACCTGCTCCTACAATTGTTGAAAATATAGAAGGAGATCCATCTCCATTAGATGCTCCTGGAGTAGGAGTTGCTGCACCTCCTGCACCTACTGTTATTGGAAAAGCTGTTGCTGTAACTGTAATTCTATTAGGTGAACTTGGGTAACCGTCTAAAGGACTAGCTGTGTATGGAGTAATAGGAGATTTTAATTCTCTATAACCTCCAGCTCCACCACCACCAGAATTGTCAGAGTGAGATCCACCACCACCTCCTACAACCAAATAAGAAACTTCGTTTTCAGCTGCAGTTGTAGAAGCCGCTGATACTGTAAAAGTACCAGGACCTGTAAATGTATGAATTTTACAATTACCACTTGTACTTTCTGTGCCTCCACTAGCCACTAAAAAAGCGTTACCTCTAATATTAGAAGTAGAATCTATTACATTAATCCATCCTTGAGTATCATCTATGTATACAAAATAAGCAGATTGTCCCTCTGTTGATAAACTTACATCAGCATTTGTTCCACCAATTTTTTGTGATCCGTTAGGTGAAATTGTTAAATTATTATTTTGAAAAGTTCCTGCATAATCAGCAACAGCTATTGATGATCCTGCTGTTCCTGCAGGTAAATTAAGTGTAATTGTGTTACTAGATGTATCCATAAAAAATCCAACTCCAGCCACTCCTGCTACAGTTGAAGCTGTTTGAACTGTCGTATTCCAAGATACTTCACCTGTAGAACCAAAACCTGATGCAGTTCCAGAATTTGTTATTGTTGCACCAGCAGGGATTGTGATTGTTGATCCTGCTCCACCTAAAGTAGCACTTGCACCAGCAGGAATTGTAATAGTGTCACCACTATCTCCTAACTGAACTGTACCACAATTTGTTCTTGGACTTATTTTATTTACTTTTATTTCACTCATAATTTACCTATTGAAATTTGTACCTTATCACAACTATTCCTGATCCACCAGTACCACCACCCCCTCTGCCTGGGTTTGAAGTACTAGAGCCACCACCACCGCCACCACCACCGCCAGTGTTAGTTGTTCCGTTACCTCCTGCAATACCTGGAGGTCCTCCACCACCATTTCCACCTCCTCCAGTGCCACCAGTACCACCAGAACCAGAAACAAGAACTCCGCCACCACCACCGCCAGCATAAGCCACTGGACTTGCCGTAATTTCTGTTGTTACTCCAGCACCACCATTACTACCTGCATTAGGATTTGGTGCACATGCACCAGCAGCTCCAGCTCCACCACCACCTGATCCAGAATAATTAGAAGCATGAGGTCCCGGATGATTACCACCATTATTACCTTGTGGTGGACTTACTGGAGGTGTATTACCAGCTCCACCATTTCCTGATCCTGCTGAACCAACACCACCACCTGATCCACCTGCGTTGCCGCACGGACCATAATCTTGACCACCACCACCACCGGCAGATGTTATTGTTGAAAAACTTGAAGGATTACCAGCACTTCCTGGTAGTGAAGATCCAGCTCCAGCGCCTCCAGCGCCTCCAGCTCCCACCACAATAGGAAAAGCTGTTGCTGTTACTGGAACACCAGTTGGATTTCTCAAAGGAGATCCTGTGTAAGAATCATTTAAACCTAATCCTTCTCTAAATCCACCAGCTCCAGCTGCACCACCTCCTGAAGCTCCGCCTGCACCACCAGCTACAACTATGTAAGAAACTGTGTTTGATCCGTTCGCGTTACCACCACAAGAAACACAAAATGATCCAGGCCCTGTAAATGTATGAATTTTAAAATTACCACAAGTTGATATTGTTCCGCCTGTTGCTGCTACATATTTTTCTGCATTTGTAATTTCATTACTATTAACAGCTTGCCAACCTTTTGTTGCATCTCCATATACTAAAGTAACAGCTTGTCCTTCTGTTGATAATACTAAATCAAATGTTTGTCCTTCTATTTTTTCAGAACCATTTGCAGCAATAGTTAAACCATTTGTGTCAAAATTTTGTGCGTAATCTTTAAAAGCTACAATTGCTCCAACAGAACCTGCTGGTAAATTTGCAGTCACAGCATTGCTTGATGTATCTACAAAATAACCCTCGCCATTTACTGCAGTAAAACTAGCAGCTGTTTTAATAGATGTCTGCCAATCTACTGTTCCTGTTCTTCCAAAACCTGTTTGTGATGCACCTGATGCAAGAGCAACTGTACCACCACATCTACCCATAGTAACAGTTGAACCACATACAACAATTGTATTACCAGATCCTGATCCTACTGTTGTTGTTGATCCACATTTTTTGATGATTGTTGAATCATCTGAAACTTTATTTATATTATCTACTTTTATTTTACTTGTCATAATTATTGAAATCTATACCTTATTATTACTATTCCTGAACCACCACCCCCAGAAGCTCCAGAACCACCTCCTGTATTAGTGCCTCCATTTCTTTCTGGTGTAGGAGAACCTGCATTTCCACCACCTCCAGCACCACCTGTTCCTTGTTGTGGATGACATCCTGGATATTCATTTGTTCCGCCTCCGCCACCACCAGCAAAGTATCTCGCTGAACTTACAGGACCAGTTGTTCCATTACAACCGGCAAAACCTGCTCCATTTAATACATATGAACCTGCTCCACCATCTCCTCCAACTCCACTAGCTGCATTAGAACCAACGGCTCCAGCACCACCTCCACCACCACCTTGATTATTAGATACTTGACCATCGTATCCATTTCCACCTGTATTTCCTTGAGGGGGACTAACAGGAGGCGTATTTCCTGCACCGCCTGCGTATGGATTACTAACACCTGGACCTGCACCAGCTTTACCACCACCTCCTGATCCTCCAGCTGTTCCTACACCTGGAACACAAAGTCCTCCTGCACCACCACCGGCAGATGTAATTGTTGAAAAAGTTGAAACTGATCCTGAAGTAGCAGGGTTACAACCTGCTGAACCACTACCAGGAGTTGCACCTCCTCCAGCTCCTATTGTAACTGGAATACTAGATACTGTAGCTGTTAAAGAGGTTGGGTTAGCTAAAGGAGAAGTTAAAGGTGCGGGCATACCGGTTGCATTAGATAATCTAAATCCACCTGCACCTCCGCCACCACCATTACTTTGTGATCCACCTGCACCAGCTCCTACTACCAAATAATCTAAAGCATTATTTCCTGGTACAGGGGATGTAAGTGAAATAGCAGATATACAAAAAGTTCCTGGTCCTGTAAAAGTATGAACTTTAAAATTTCCACAAGTTGATGTTGAACCACCTGTTGCTGTTATAAAACTTTGTCCTGTAACATTAGATGTTGAATCTTGAACATTTTTCCAACCCTCAGTATCGTCAACATAAACAAAAGTTACTGATTGTCCTTCTGTGTCTAAATCTACTGATGCTGGAATACCACCTATTTTTTGAGAGCCATTTGGTGCAATTGTTAAAGCGTGTGTTTGAAATGTGTTTGTATAATCTACAACAGATACAATGTTCCCTGCAGTTCCTGCTGGTAAATTCATTGTAAATGCACCAGAGGATGTATCTGCAAAAAATCCTTGACCATTAGCTGCTGTAAACGTGCTTGTTTTAATTGATCCTGTCTGCCAATCTACAGTCCCTGTTCTTCCAAAACCTGTTTGAGTAGCGCCGCACGCAAGTGTAACTGCTGTGCCTGATCCACCTAAAGTTAAGGTTGAACCACTTTGTTTATCTATTGCATCTACTTCTATCTTTGACATTATACTATT